GTCCAGAAAAGCGGTGTTCTCGTCCAGCTTCTTCCGGGCTTCGATCACCCGGTCGATGGCGTTCTGGATGTTGGCATCCTGCACGGCCCGCTGCCCTTTGTGCTGCGCGGCCAGCTGCTTTTCCATTGCATTGAACGCGGAAATGTACTTCAGCTTCCACTGCACCGCCTCCTTGCCGGTAAAGCCCATGGCCAGCAGCGAAAAGCCGTCCCGGTTCATCAGGTACATGGGGTACTTCTGGTGGTTCTGAGGGTGGGTGTACTCGGATTTGAAGAACATCTGGGTCACAGCTGAATTTTCAGCGCTCTGGGTCACAGCGCAATTTTGCGCTGTGATATCTTTGGGGGTCTGCGCAATTTTGCGCACCCCCTCCAGAATGTCCTCGATTGCGCGAAGAACATCTCGGTGGTTCTTCCCGAAGCGCTTAGCGACTTCCCGGCTGGATGCCACCGGTTCGCCGTTCTGGGTGGATAAGATGATGTCGTTCATGGTGAAGATGTACCTCCTTGTGGGTGGCTCCCTTCTGCGGTAGAATAGAGGGGCAGAAGGGAGGTGATAAAATGCAAAATTTTTACGAGTTGAGCTCTGCAGCTCAGACGGCAGCATACCAGCTGTCAGAACTCAGCAATTATGTGTCCGAAGCAGCGAAAATGGCGGATTCTGTTCGCATGGTGAGCAACCAGATGAAATCGATTTACCAAACCGCAGAATGGAACAACATGGCGTACCGCTTGGCGAAAGATGCCAGATTATGTGTGCCAGAGTATCAACTATCCAATCTCGCCAAGAATCTGGCTGGTCAGGCCAGAGCAAATCTCAATTTCACCAATCAGATTTCGGCGCTCTACGGATCGGCAATGGAAAGTCCCGCTTTCCGGTTATCGACAGAAATGCTGAATTCCAATGTGCTAAATCTCACCACCGCACTCCGAACAAGCAACATTACAAATCTTTACTCAAATGCTGCGGCTTTTGCGGATCAGTTAGACTCGATATGGAGCGAAAGTACTTACAGCGAAAAAGAATCCGAAACCGTGCCGCTGGCAAGTACTCAAGCTGTTCTGGATGAAGTCGAACCACTTCTACCTACAGAGGCGGTTGAAACTATCAACGCCAAAATCGCCGAAGTAAAAACTCCGGATAATGCAATCCCCCAAAAAGACTGGGTTGGAATTATCAGCATCATCGTTACAATTCTTCTGTTTTTGGCAGGTCAGGCATTGTCCAGCGAACATGACAAAAAGGAAGAATCTTCATGGTCTGCAACGGCAGAATATCAACAGGAAATGCTCGAAATACAGCGAGAGGAAGCAGAAAGGTCAGAAAACTTCAGACAGCGCACGGAGGAGCATTTCAAAATCGTTGAGGATACGAATGAGCGAATCGCCGAGGCTTTGGAGATGCTCGCCAACCAGAGCGTTGAATTGGATGATCGAGGTCAAAGTGTCCTCGATTCGGATGATTCTCAAGATGATGCAGAGGATCAAGATTCCATACAGGCCGCTCAGCAGGAACAAGCCGATGCTGAGGATTGACCTGCTCCGTTTAAGCTCCTGAACTTCCTTTTCTATCTTCGCCCAGCGTTCCTCTTCCACAGGTCCGCTGGGCTTTTTGTTGTTGTCCATGTGGTTCACCTCCTTGTGGTTGGCTCCCTCCTGCGGTATACTTGGGCAGAAGGGAGGTGGAAATCATGAGTGATGGAAATAAAATTCGGCACAATCTGGCACTTGCTTATGCAAACAACAAATTGCAGATTGCGTTGCAGCGCGGTGAGCGTCCGCAGGGTCTTGACTTGAATGACCCTGCACAGGCAGCCTGCGTACTGGCTTCTTGGTACAGCGACTGTCTGGAGCAACTAATCAATCTTGAGGATAGTAAGATTTATAGTCCCTCCAGCATGGATTAAATAATCCGGTCATCGCGCTCAGTTTTTACGGATGCAGAAAGCAGACTAATGATTCGCTCTGCGTCCGAAAAACTGACATTTTCGCTCTTGAGCTGCTCGAACAGCTTGAGGGCGATTTTCTTTAAGCGCTCGGCGTGTTCGCGGCGCTCTTGGATTTCTTTCTGGATGTTGTTCTTCATCTTCTTCACCTCCTTTGGATGAACTTGCAAAAGTGTAATTAAATTCCACTTTTCTTGCAAAAAAATATGGAATCACGCTGCTGCATGTCCATGCCGAGAGTATTGGCCAGAGTGTCAATTTCACTGGCCTTAAACTCGGTCTCGTTATCAATTTTCATCTGCAAAGCATACGGTGTCAGGCCCATAATTTCGGCAATGGCCTTATATTTAAGCCCGGAATCTGCAATGATGGAACGCAGCGCATTGGTGTCGGTCATGGTTGTCACCTCCTTTCAAAGTGGAATTGAATTCCACTAACCACATAATAGCACCGAGTGGAAATAAAGTCAACCTTTTTTGAGGAAAAAATAAAAAATACTTGAATATTATTCCACTCTATGATAAGATAAGAGCGAAGGTTGGTGATTTTATGGCAACTCTATACGACAGAATCAAAAGCCGCCGCACGGAGCTTGGCTTAACAGTCGAAGAACTGGCTCACAAGATGGGCTATAAAGATAAATCTTCTATAAGTAAGATTGAAAATGGTAAAGCCGATATCCCACAATCAAAAATTGCAGCATTTGCTGATGCGCTGCAGACCACCCCCGCCTACCTAATGGGCTGGGAAGAACAGCCGGAGCCCAAGAAGCCCACCATCCCCCCGGGCTTTGAGCCGATGCCAAAGATGAAGAAGATCCCGCTGATCGGAGCCATTGCCTGCGGGGAACCCATCACGGCAGAGCAGAACATTGAAAAAATGGTGGATGTGCCGGAGAACATCCGGTGTGATTTTTCCCTGACCTGCCACGGTGACAGCATGGTAGATGCCGGCATCCATGATAAAGATGTGGTGTATATCCGCATCCAGCCGGAGGTGGAGAACGGAGAGATCGCCGCAGTGCGCATTGACGGCGAAGCCACCCTCAAGCGGGTATATTACAACCCAGGCACGCTGACCCTGATGCCCGCAAACCCGGCTTATGCGCCTATGATCTACACCGGCCCCCAGCTGGAGGAGGTGCACATTGAGGGCAAGGCCGTAGGCTGGACGCACTGGGTGGGGTAATTTTGGATTATCGGAGTCATTCCAGTCTATATAGCGAAGGAGTGTTATGTATGAAGAAAACTATGAAAAAGACCGCTGCAGCGCTGTGCATTGCCGCAACGCTTGTATCTGTGGCAGCGCCGGCAATGGCTGTCAGCCCAGCAGAATATATGAGCACAGCCGCTCTTGAAGAATGCAATACTGCGACGGTAGCGCAGGTGGAAAGCCTGATCAACCAAATCGGAACCGTCACGACTGCCCGCCGCCCGGCAATTGTGGCTGCTGTAAATGCTTATAACGAATTGGACGATGCAAGCAAGGCGCAGGTCAGTAACTTTGCGGTTCTGGCTGAAGCCCAGCAGGTGCTGGGACTGAAAGACGCTCTTGCAAAGCTGAAAATCAGTTACGATAAGGTCGAGGACGCAAGAAGCTATGTGTCACCCACGGAAGACCGACTGAGCAATCAAGGCAAAAGCTATATACTGCCCTTCTTTGTAAATGGCAGCACCAATGATCCGTCAATGTTTTTCATGGTTTTGTGTAGCGGCAACAAATATGTGTACTTGGACACGATTACGATTCGCGCGGGCGAGTATAAATATACCTACACGATTGATTGGACGGATGTGGATCGTGGCTATGATGGAAAGCAGTATTGGGAACTGACCTCCTTTGTAGGCGATGATGAAGATATCCAGTGGTTTAAGAATATTTTGAGCGCTGATGAAATCATTATCCGATACAGCGGCGATGGTGGCAGCATCGACCACACAGTCACCCCCGAAGAGCGTCAGGCAATTACGGATGTCTTGAACGCATATGATCTGTTCAAGGCAGCAAGCCCGACTGTGCGCGCAAAGGCTTTGAATAACTGATGTAAACTAAACAAAAACTCCCCCGGCGCGCCAACGCAAAGCATGGTGCTTGCGGATCAGCAGCTGGAGGAGAAGGTCATTGAAGGGCTGGCGGTAGGGTGTTGCCGTGGGTTGGTGTGAAAGGATAGAGGATGGAAAATAACTTTCAGTTTTTGATATATCGCTCTGCGGAGGAAGATGTTTCGATCAATGCCGTTGTGAAGGACGAAAGCATCTGGCTGACACAGCAGGGCATGGCCGAATTGTTCGGCGTACAGAAACCTGCTATCAGTAAACATCTTAAAAATATTTTTGAAGAAGGCGAATTGGACGAAAAAGTGGTTGTTTCCAAAATGGAAACAACCACACATCACGGTGCTCTGGACGATAAGACGCAGACCAGAGAAACAAACTTCTACAACCTCGATGCCATTATCTCTGTGGGATACCGTGTCAACTCCCGCCGGGCTACGCAGTTCCGTATCTGGGCTACCGGCATTCTCAAAGAGTATATGACCAAGGGCTTTGTGCTGGATGACGAGCGCTTGAAGCAGGGCAAGGACGCTTTCGGTAAGGATTATTTCCGTGAGTTGTTGGAGCGTGTTCGATCCATCCGCGCCAGTGAGCGCCGGATCTGGCAACAGGTGACGGATATCTTTGCAGAGTGCAGCATCGACTATGACCGCAACGCGCCGGTGACCAGGGACTTCTATGCCATGGTGCAGAACAAGTTCCACTATGCGATCACCGGCCAGACGGCGGCAGAGATCGTGTACAGCAAGGCCGACCACACCAAGGAGCACATGGGGCTAACCACATGGAAGTACGCACCAGAGGGGCGTGTGCTCAAATCGGATGTGTCCATTGCAAAAAATTACCTGTCCGAGAAGCAGATCCGGCAGCTGGAACGCACCGTTTCCGGTTACTTTGACTATATCGAGGATCTGATCGAGCGGGAAAATACCTTCACTATGGAACAGTTTGCTGCCAGCATCAACGAGTTTTTGTCCTTCCGGCGGTACGATATTTTGCCGGACAAAGGCAAGATATCTGCCCGTCAGGCAAAGCAGAAAGCGGAAGCCGAGTATGATCTATTCAACCCCACGCAAAAGATCGTGTCGGATTTTGACCGGGCGGTGAAAAATCTGAAAAACTGAGGCAGTATACAAACTTTGCACATTGCTCAATAAAATAAATGCCGCTGCGTCACCAATGCAGCAGTTACGAAAGGAAGAAAATGGAAGAATATAATTTTCAGCTTGTTGAAAAAATCAACCAGCAAGTGCATGTTGTTCAGGTTCCTGATACCTGCTCGTTTTGGATGATCCGGACAAAGTCGGGTGCATACTACAGCGAATACATTCATAATGGGTATATCGCAATTGGCTGGAATGCAGTTCTTCAAAGTAATATCACACAAGATACAGAAGAAAAATTGCGTCAAGCAGTAGAGCTAAATTACGCTGATAAACGGCCAGGTGCCGCTATAAACAAATGCTATAGTTTTGCGAGCGAAATGCAGGCTGGCGATCTGGTTATGATTTTGGGCGATAAAAGAGTCGCCTTCGGAATAATTGGAGAATACTTTGAAAAACAGGACATTCAGGATCCAATAAAAAAAGAATTAGAGGCAGACGCCCAAATTGCTGCGGGCTTTCATAAGCAAAATAGAATTGAATGTCCTTATGTGAAGCGTCGAAAAGTTCAAATTATAAAAGAAGTCGAAGAGCTCAGACTGACACCAATGCTGGCGCGTGCAATGCTGAACCACCATAGTTTGTCCACAATCAGTGACTATGCTATTCCAGTTTTAAACACTTGTTTTGATTTGTATGTTTACAACGGAGAAACCCATGCCGTTTTTCGCGTGAATACAAAAAGAAAAATAAAAGGTCGTGATTTTGCGACATTTTGTTATTACATAACTGAGATTTTTTCTGTTCTTAATGAAGATGAAGACATTTCAATAACAACGAATTTGAATTCTCCGGGAGACTATGTTGTTGCATTCTCTCAGGGAATGGATTTTATTCAGGAACATTGGTTTGCGTTCTTATTTATCTTTGCGGTGCTTTTTGGCGGTAGCTATGAAGTGTCAGGGCTGAAAATTGATATTCCGTCTGTTAGAGGGTTGATCAAATGGGTATGCAACCGCAAACATGATAACAGCATTAAAAGTTTGGAAGCAGAAAAGTTAAAAAAAGAAATCAGCGGAATTGATCTGGATAATGAATTAAAACGTATTCAGATTGCCAGAGAAAAGGAAGAAAGTGTTCTTCAAAAAATGCCGACAGACCAGGAATTGGAAAAGCTGCAAAAAGCAAGTCGAGCTCTTGAACTTCAAGAGCCCGACTCTAAAGTGGTTATTTTTCCTTCGTCCAATGAGGGAAATCATAGGGATGGTAGTTCTTGAGAAGAATCAACGAAAAAATAACAAGTAAAAGTTCGACTGTAAAAGGAATAAAATCGTGAAAAAAGAAAAAAGTGAGAAATTTACAAGAGGCCCCCAAAAGAATAGCAAGAAAAAGCACATAGGAAGTAATACGATATAGAATGTTCAACAGCTTCCACATAGGGCAGTCTCCTTTCTCCATGGTGATTGTATCATAAAGTAGTCACCATTGAAAGACGATTCACGATTTTCGCACACAGAGGGATTGTATGAGCTTTCAAAATAATCTTCGTGAGTTGAGGTCTGAAAAGAGGCTCACTCAACAGCAACTTGGTGAAATCTTTCATGTCAGCCGGACTACAATATCGAATTATGAAACAGGAAAAATGGAACCAAGCATTAAAATGATTCTGGATATTTCAAGATACTTTGAAGTTTCTGCGGATTGGTTGCTTAAATAAAAACCTCCCCCAGCGCGCTAACGCCGAGGGAGTTAAGATAAGCGGCTCACCCTTGCGGGGTCATCGCACACTCGACACTGCGATTATACCTCTTTTGGGCGGGCTTGTCAAAGTGTACCCTTTTGGAGGTGAAAACAATGAAAAAGAGGACAAACACAGCGTTTTGGGTCGAGAAGGAAAAGCGTTGGTGCATTGCGGTGCAGAAGAACGGCACCCGCAAACGGTTTTACAGCAGCACGCCTGGCCGCACCGGCCAGCGGGAAGCCAACGCAAAGGCCGATGCCTGGCTTGACGATAGCATCAGAGACGGAAAAAAGAAGGTAGCTGCCCTCTATGCCCAGTGGGTAGAAGAACTGAAGCTGACTTGCGGGACATCCTATGTGACACAATGCCAGCGTTACGGGGACTGCTATATCCTGCCGACCTGTGGGAATATCCGCATTGACGAGTTAACCGAGGGCGATCTTCAAAAGGCCATTGACGTTTCGTTCCGGAAGCGCTCACAGAAAAAGAACCAGCGCAAGCCCATCTCAAACCAGCCGTTGAGCCGAAAGACGCTTATGACGATCCGGGCTGCGGAAACCGCCTTTGTCAAGTGGTGCCGAAGGAACAAGTACACGACACTCTACCCCGACCTGTCTATCCCGAAGAATGCCAGGATGGGGAAACGCACGATCTTGCAACCCACCGCCCTGAAGGTTCTGTTTAGCGTAGACACCCGCACCTACTATGGAAAGCTGGTATTTGATGAATATATCTACGCCTACCGTTTTGCAGTTGCGACCGGCCTGCGCCCCGGGGAGCTGATTGGTCTCTGGTATGGTGACATCAAAGGGAACACGGTCAACCTTCGGCGAAGCATCAACGTGCACCGGGAACAGACGACCGGAAAAAACGAAAACGCAATCCGCTCTTTTGACATGGGCAAGGAAGCTCGCGAGGCATACGAGGCACAGGTGCAGCTTCTGAAGGCTCAAGGTATACTTCTGAACTACAATACCCCGCTGTTTCAGATCCCGTCAGAACACGCGCTCTATCGCCGCTGGGAATCCTATCAGGAAGCAAACGGGCTTGAGCCGAAAGTTTCACTTTACGAGCTGCGGCACACCTTTGTCAGTGTTGAATCCAGCGTCCTGACTGACAGCCAGCTGAAGATGCTCGTGGGCCATAGCAAGAACATGGACACTGCCGGAGTGTATCGGCACGAGCTTGACGGTCAGAGGGAAGATCTTGCTGCCGCTACCACCGCGGCATTCAAAAAGGCACAGGCCTGACTCTGGTAACAGTTTTGGTAACACTCTTTTTTGTAAACGTAGCAAAATACATGGGTTACAAACCAACCCCACTACATTTTTAGCAAGTGTTTAGGCGCGTTGCAGATATGTTTTTGACGTCACTCAATCATTTTTTGTTGTTCGACTCCCATCGCCTCCACCAACAAAAAGCACCTGGATTCGTTGAAATCTGGGTGCTTTTCTTTTTGCTGAAACTGGTTTATAAAGCACTCTATAGCACAGAACGATTCGCTATTAGGGCGGCTTTTGTCACAATTTGTACGTATTTCCAGCAAAACAGAATGATTGTATAAAATTTATACACCCGCTAA